CAGCGATTAAAAATATGATAAGAAAAATGAAAGACTCTAAAAAGAGAGTCAAACACAATCCACCAAATTCTAAATTGCTGGGGACCGAAGTCCGTAAGGCGTACGATTGCACTTTCGTGCTCACGTTACTTGATGAGTTAAAAGATGCCCTTTCCCTCCGAGGTGGAGGGGAGAGCGATGATACTCCGTACTTTGAGTGCAACCCTAAGACTGATGTTTTATTCCAGTCTATATTAGGTGTTGTACCATATACAGTTATATCATCGTGGTTAGTAGAAGTCAACAAAACAGATTATACTTTTGAACAAAAGAAGTTTTATACAAAACTTACTTCTGATGGAAAGAAGAATAAGTACTATGACTTAACAAAATCCTACTACCGAATTGATCTAGCATCGGGTCTCTCCAGCATTTATTTCATGCTTGGTTTTTATGAGATCCTCTTCGATGCATTCTCCGAAACATTGACTGATGTAGACTTGCCAACTATGTTAGAACCATTGATGTTCCTGGGATCCTTAGATCCGAGAGACTTCGTTCCTGTTGCGAAGTATCTTACTGCTTATCCTATGGCTCGTTATTTACGCCAAGAGGATTTGCCAAGTAGACCAGTTGCCCTTCCCCAGGGCCGGGACTTGTTATTTAAAGGGAAAATGAAGAAATTCCTGAAGAACAGAATATGTTCCTATTGTTCTAAAAATACAAGATTTTTCCAAGGTTTACTACAAGGTGTGAAGAGGTCAGCCTTAGCAGTTCCACAAGAGTTCGTTCTACGTTCCCTTGCCAAACATGCCAAGATACTCTCACAGCCTTCCAAGTTCATCACAGCTACTACAGATATCCATCACCCGTGGGGTGAGATTGATGAACTATTGTCGTTTGAGGAGGACTTCGCGAAGAAAATGAAGTCTGTGTTTAGAGATCGCCTATATCTTGATGTTACTGATTTAGGTGGAAGGATGGCGTCAACAAATGCCTCTTTCGAATCATCTCGTGTGAAGGGTGGTCAGTATGGATTTATAAAGAAATTAATCCGTGATGACAATTTTGTTCACACTTCGTATTCACTGTTCTCAGATGAGTTAATATCTAGCGTCGCTAAGTACCATCATATGGTAGAGAGTGACCGTGCTTTAGACGATAAATTCTTAAGTATGATACTTAATGAAGATAAGGAAAAGCCAACGGCTAGGTTAAGACCATCCGAATACAAAGATTTACTCGTGATGTATGAGGAAATCTCTGTAGGGAACAAGACTCTGTATGGAGATGTTAAGCGTAAAGATTATATAGAATGGCTCCTTGAGATTTATATTCAAGGTAGAGGTCTACCAGATTTTCCCAATCTGATTAAGACTTCTGTAGTCCCTATAACGGAACCTTTAAAAGTTCGAACCATAACAGCTGGGGAAGCTATACCATATTATTTGGCTAAGCCTCTCCAACAAGCTTTATGGGCTAACTTGCAAAAGTTACCACAATTTATCTTAACAGGTACTCCAATGTCAGAACGAATACTACATGAGATGATGGATCAAGAAAGGTACTTGGAATCTAAATTACCTATTCATTCTCTCGACTTTGACCAATTTGTGAGCGGTGATTATTCATCGGCCACAGATTTGTTGGACATATCCTTCACAAAGCTATATATAAATTTAGCTCTGAAAGAGATTAGTCGCAACGTCAAAGATGAGGATGCAGAAAGGTTTCTAGATTACTCCACAGCGGTCACTGATGTTCTTTCAGAACATATGCTTATCTATAAGATTAGCCACAGTGACACCGAAGCATTTTCATCAATGCTTGATGCTGCAAATGTACCTTACGTCCGTGAATCTACTAAACACTTTGAAACCTTTACAGTTAGTCAAAACAACGGCCAACTGATGGGTTCTCCCCTCTCCTTCCCTGCGCTCTGTACTATTAACTTAATTTGTTATTGGATCTCTTAGAACGGTATCTGAATAGTTTACTAATCGATACGACGGCTTCATATAAGACGATCAAAGTTAAAGTACAAGATTTACCTGTTCGTGTTAATGGTGACGACATCCTTTTTCGATCCAATGAGCATCACTATGCTATTTGGAAATCGGTTATTAAGGAAGTCGGCTTCGAGTTGTCATTGGGTAAGAATTACATTCACCCTCGACTCTTAACAGTCAACTCAATCATGTATGAATATACAAATCAACATGGTTTTGAAATAACAGATAAATCTGAGCTTGCTAGAACTGGTGATAAGTTTAAAGAAGTTTCCTATTTTAACACAGGTTTACTCATGGCACAGTCAAAATCAACTATGCGTGAGAAAACCAGGAAACTACCACTTTCTGACCTCTACAAAATTGTAGTAGGAGGTGCTATCAACAAAGCACGTGCCCATCGTCGATTTATTCATTATAATCTTGAACAAATCAACTTGATGACTCAGAATGGTAAATATAACTTATTCGCCCCCATTGTACTCGGTGGTCTTGGTTTCCATGTGTTTGATGAGGTTCGTGAAGCTGGTTTAATCCAACTTACAAACTTTCAGCGGCGTTTTGCTACTTTCATAGATATCAAGGTAAATGAACAACTTATTGAAGGAAAAGATCCTTCTAAGTATTTATTCGCCTTGGTTGAAGTCGATAGCAAACCCTTGAACACTATCATTAAACACAAGTATGGTGTAACCGTTCCAATCAAAAAAGTTCCTTTTGGACCTTTAGAGTTTGGACAGGTACCAATCCTAAGCCCAGATATGATAAATCCATTATTTGGATCTGATCTAATTATAGGCTCTGAATTGAAGTATCGGTTACCATCAAAAACTTTGACCAAAGAGTTCTCTTCCTTTGAGTACAGTGACCCTCTAGCTTCTGCAGAAAGACGACAAATGTCTGATGGTGAAATATTAGACATGGAAGGTTTTTACCTTGTCCGTCAGGAATATGAAGTAACACCTGCTCTTGGTAGCAGTGTTCCTGACGAGGGAGTTTTTAGTGTTTCTCCCAAAAACACTTTGGACCTTTAAGGTCCTCGGGGTCTCGTACTTAACTAGCCAAAACGGTGGAATATATTTATATCCTCAATAATTCCGTGCTAATTAAAATGCCGACAGACTACACGGCTGGACTCCGGTTGTACGAGATGTATAGTCGCACAGTGTGGGTGGGTGCCCGTATTACCACACAAATATGAACAAACGCTCAAAGAGAAACTTGAAGAACAAGTTGAGTGCTCCTGCGACAGTTAAGTTAACCGTCAAGCAGAACCGCACCCGTTCCAAAAATAATTCAAAGAGGTCAAAGAAGCCTTCCGCGCCTAGTATATCTAGCGCCGGCACAGGCTTTTTGAAATGTACACTTGCGTCCCCCGATTTTGGTGCTGGCTCAGGATTCATCGGTATACCTGATGAATACGAAGGCCGTGTTGTCACAAAACGACACCAGTTTACTGGAGGGTTGGAAGCATATACTGATTCAATGGATCAGTATTATGTCCAACTCCCTATACCAGGACTCGCTTACCTTTGGGGTGAGAGACTCGCTGGAACAACTGGAGCACTAACCTTGAAACCTGTATTCTACTCAGATACAGCTGCATTGTTCCCTCCGACCGACATGATGGCTAATGTTTCTGCGTTTCGATATGCATCTAATGCAATTGAAATCATCAACACGTCATCAATGTTATATGCGGCGGGATCGATCCAAGCATGGAAAGGAAAGGTCACTTTAAGTGACGCATCCGTTACCCATGTTGGATCCTTTGCATCTGATAGAGTAGCTATCATAGGTGGACTTGGTTCGCTTGTTAACAGTACAAAACCTACCACTGTCTTGAAATCCAAGGAAGGTATATATCTTCCTTCATTTAATTCTGAGTCTACCTATGAGTGGTCTTCAGTTGTAGATAATCTATCTTTTGATCATCTTACAACGAACCAGTCATTCGGTGGAGTTGAGGATGCCTACATTACTTTTACCACTACTGGTAATTCTTTTGCAGGTATTGGCAACTTCGAAGCCTCAGTAATTAAGATTCCAGCTGTAGCTGGTCAGACTCAAGGTGTTGTACGTACGTGGGCCTGTGTAGAGTACCAGGTCAACCCTATTTCCTTCCTCTTTGAATATGCAATGATGGCTCCTGCATACGATCCTGCTGCTTTGGCGATGGCTAAGGCTTATTACAAACAGGTTCCTTGTGGTGTAGCTTATAAAGACAATGCTGTTTTCTGGGAAAACTTCGTAAAATGGGTATCTCGCGCAAGCAAGGTACTGAAGTACGTCCCCGGACCCGTAGGTGCAATAGCACAAGGTGTGTCCGACCTAAACGACATTGGTCATGGCTTATGGTAAAGGCCAAAGGCCCGGCTTGTAACCGGTCCTCGAAAATATAAACTACAGGCTTCTCTAAGCCTTCACTACCTCTGAGAAAGTTCGATGGGGGTTGACTAGATGACTTTTACATCTGTTCGATCCTGAGCTTTGGTGGTGACTTCTCCATGCTTCTCCTGCATGGCCTAGCTAGTTCTCTCTAGTTAGGATTGGTGGAATAACATTCCATTATACCCGGCAGCGGTGTAAACTGCGATGTGTAGTATAATAGTGATATTATGCTTTGCGACCTCGATAGAAAGAGGACATGTCAAAAACCCGTAAATAAAACAGATTTTCAACTCGGATCTTCACTG